CTCCAGTGCCGCATCAATCATTCGTTGTCCTGCTTCATCCCAGTCTGGCAACACAATAACCTCACGCTTGAGGCTGTTGATAATGTCCACTTGTTCGTCGCTGATTTCGTTGCCTAGTATAGCGATACCGTCCACTGCCATGGCGTCAAACGGCCCTTCTGTCACGATCACAAAAGCAGATGTGGGTTTTTGCCTGTCTACGTTGAACACATAGTTAGGCTCATGACTGTTAAAGTATTTGGGCTTGATCTCTGCATCCAGTGCCCTGCCAGTGTAACCAATGATTTCGTTCTTCCAGGTAAACGGAACAATCACACGCCTGTGCATGTTGTGAGCAGTGTCTTCTGTTACATAGAACTCATAACGATCCATCAGTGTTTGATCTCGGTCGTTGATGTACACTACTCCGTCATTTAAACTACGTGGAATCGTATAGTTCTCATCTGTTAGTGCAAGCAGGGTGCGCCAGTGGGTGAAGCTGGTACAGTCTGGTGGTAGTGGTCTTGGAGCAAATGTTGTTTCTTGTACTTTCTTTTCCACCGCTTCAGGCGGCGCAATCATGTCACGCAATCGCAAGGCTTCTATGTTCAGCCGCTGTATAATGTTATCACTTGCACCTAGCCATTCAAGTAGTTGCTTGAATCGGAATCCTAGCAGTCGGCCAGGACGATAGCTGGTTTTGAAATGACAGTTGAAACAGTGATAGCTAACCACACCATCTGCACCTGCGGCAATACCTCCTCGACCGCGGCGATCCACACTCTCACCACGATGCACACAACAAGGAGCATTAAAGCTGGTCCATTTGTTGTTTTGTTTGCGTTTAGGCGGAAGTAGAGCCAGCACCTCCTGTTGTATTGTCAAGAACATAGTAGCAGTATACAGTAATTTATCAGCAGTTGCAATCAGTGTCCAGTTCTAAAACCAATTGATTTATTATCAATAAATAATCTTGATGAGTTCAAAAATAACCAAAATAGAAATAACCGAATACCAAAGAGGATTGTTAGATCAATATCCTTTTATCAGCTACGTTGGCTACGGCGGCAATGAGTATATAGGAATTATACAAAATGTTGACGATATTCTTACGTCAGTTTATGATTTTGGTGCTCTGCGCACAGAAGAAGAGAAAGCATTGTTCTTGGCCTTGGGTGATAGCTGGTGGTGGGAATCAAATCGACTTATTCCTATAAATGTATTCCTAAGGCAAGAATGGTTTCCCTTTCGATATTGTCTTAAGACGCTTAACAGTAAAGACGTTGAGATTAAATTTGGTCCTTATGTTAGTCTTAAAGAAATTGCAGCGAAGAAAAGCAAGCGTCGATCAATTACCCTGGTACGTAGATTGCCTTAACTGTGTCCATAGCTTACTCCTTCACAAATTAGATTCATGTTCACTACCACAAGATGTGCGTATGCTATTCCGTGCGCTTTCTTAAAGTAGTAGCTGTCATCTGTTTTTTCCCAGATAGTTTTAGCAACTTCTGCCCAGGGCAGTCCAATCAAGTGACGCTTGGCAGGACGAATGATTGCCAAGAACATGGCCAGTCTTGGTACACTGTCCACAGGCTCAGGCATTTTCTTTAGCACGTTCCAATGATTGTTCACATGGATCAACTGCGCCCACAGTTCTTGATTGTTGTTGAATATGTCCCACAGCGGATCTGTATGCATCAGCTGTTCTAGATGCTGTTCATTTTTTACCTTCTCATATAACCCTACATTAAGAAAGTCCAGCTTCATGTAACCACGAGACTCTGCGGTCTTGTAGTCCAGGCTTGCAATGCTCTTGAATGGATCCACTGGAATATCTGTTACGTATACTCCGGTATTGTGCAATACCAGTTCGCTGTCACGCTGTTGGCTTGCTGGCGTATGTTTAATCAGTTTTAGGATCGCTGTACGATCAGCAAAGTCTATGTCAATGTCGCTGTTAAATTTTATTTGATTCGACATAATAAAATTATCCAATATGCAATATCAAACTGGTACCAACGTGTACCAAACCTTGGATTTTGCGGGTTTGCATGATGATTATAATGGTATCCACCACCAAATGTCACTAGATTTAATGTCCAATTGTTTGCGCTACGGTCTTGAGTTTTTTCATTGACTTCAACGTTGCTGTGACCAAGCACATTGATTAATCCAGAGAAGAACCAATTCACTGCTACTGGTGCCAGGTATAGAGTTATGACTCCAAATGGATAGAATGTCAACAGTAACATCACATAAGTTGCATGAATGTTCCAGTAATTGCGGTGAAACCAAACCAATAAGGTGTTTTTAAAATAAGGAGAAGAGTATCTTAAATCTAACCTAGGGTTCATGGGCACCAGCATAACTTGCCAAATTGATTTTGTCCAAGGACTGTGCGGATCTTTTTCTTTGTCGCTGTGTGCATGGTGTTGTAAATGATTTGCACACCATACTATAGCACTTCCTTGTCCACCAATTGTGGCAACGATGTTGCCTACTATCCAGACCCAAGTTGGTGCTTTCCATGCCCTATGACAAATTAATCTATGATATATAACATCGTTTCCAATGCATCTGAATGCAAAGTACATGCCTAGTGTGAGCATAAAATCTGTACTGTTGCCCAAGACTAACAATGCTCCTAGTCCAGCTATTGCAAGCGCCTGCAACATCACTACAGGAAATTTTAACATACTCATAGTCCTGCTTCCCGCAGTATGTGTTTGCACCATTCTGTATCTGCCACATAGTCTGCGAACCTCTTTTGCCAGACATCTGGATCAATATAGGGCATGATCATTGTTACTTGATCTTCCTGTAGCTTGTCAAGAAATTCCACCCCCGAGCCACAGTTGTACACAATCCAAGGACTAATACGACCGGTGACGATATGATGGCAAACGCGATTACTATTACCATACCTAAAATAGTCAAGGAACCCGTTCTTGAGTTCAGTGTGCGCATCTGCATAGTCTTGCATCTCCTTTAGCGCACGTTCTAGTGCATCTTGTACTGCTTCTTTACGCAGGTATTCCAGTAGCCATTCATCATAGAAGCTATCCTTGCACCATTGGTCCAGCTTCTTGTTGTTCTTCAAGAGCCATGCAGTAAAACTGTTGCTATTGACAGCGCGAATAGCAACAAGATATCTGCCGTAGCGAACGAAAGCATTATAATAAGGACTGTTAACAAAATCTTCATATGACTTCAGCTTGGCGCTGCCTTGTGTGGTCTCATAAAACTGCAGGTAGGCTCTAAGACCCATCTGCACACTGGTTTCTTTTTCCTGTTGCCACCTGCGTTTGTTTTCGCACAGATGCGCTGCCAACGTAGATTCTTTGCGGAACTCTTTGTCGCAGTATTTACAACTAAAATTCTTTTTTAATTCGATCGTCTGGCCATCCATGTTCTCTTGCCAACTGTTTAATATCATCTTTAGTGTTGATTCTTCTGAGTACGTCAATTTCATCTTCTTTCAAATCAGGGAACAGTGAGCGTAGTACTTTGGATATTTTGGTATCAGATCCTTCTTTCTTTTTAGGAGAGATCCACTGATGACGAAATGTTCCTATGCCTGGACTTACAGTTGTGGCACATAGCCATTGTAGCTTTGGATGCTGGCTAAGATCAAAGAAGTTGGTGTTTAGATTCTCATTACAACTCATCACATAGTAGGCCTGGATATCTCCGTCTGCTTGCACACTTGAACTCCAGCGTACCATAAGATAGGTACTGAACTTTTTACGTTCTTCATCTGTCAGCTCATCATAAAAATCTCGGTTCTTACGATCCAGCTGGGTCATTTCATACCCTATGTTTAATTTATCAACATCACTCATACTGGGTGCCACATTGGGTTGGTGTCAGGGGTGTGATCACGAGATAGTTCATACAGTACTTTAGCATGTTCTAGTGCTTCATGTAAAGAGGGATTGGACTCTGCGGCCTCTTTCATGGCAACTAATTCTGCCACTTCGGTTACTGGATATCCCAGGAAGGTGGTCTCACCAGGATAGTCGCGGCCAATTTCAAAACGATCTCCTGGATGTGCGCCTGCTTCGCGAGCATAGGTCACACCCATGGCTTTTTCGTATATGTAGGTCGCACCTGGTTTGAGTCTGCCCA